GCAGTATTATTTGCTGTGCTACAATTTGTCCAAGTACCTCAATGGGATAATGATTGGAAAAAATGTTCGGTTGCCGTACCTGACACTGCTTGTCATTGGTACGTCGTCAATCCTGATAATACATTCGGCAAGGGATTTTCTTGGATTACCGCGCCCGTCTACGACGTTAAAGCAGTGTATGACATTGGAAAAACCCATGATTTCACCGTCGCAAAGGGATATCAAACAACTGTAGAATTGATGAACGCTGAGTCTGGACTCAAATATGGTGATGACTATTGAGTTTCCACATCGGGCACCCAAAGGAATGTATTATGAGATTCTTCCGTTTCGAACCAATGTTGTATCTATCTGGATTCATTATGATCGCCAGTTTGATTACAATAATGGTCAACCTGTTGCTTGCATCTGGGGATTCTACCACATCAAAAAGAAGTGCTACTATGCGCCTATTAACTCCTCCAAGTGCGGAGATCAGGTAGAGATTGAACGCACCACACCTTACAGTGCAATGATTCCCAAACAGACGCCATTGGAAGCGGCTTATGTATGAACCACGAGTCAATGATTATGTCTATTGGAAACCACACATTAAAGGGTGGGTGTATTTCAGAGATGATGCCTATGTGACGATTGAATGTTCGGTTGAACCTAAGGATCAGGAAAACTATGAAGCGTGTTCGCTACACCGTAATGATCGCTTGTTGATTCTTTGTTATCGAAATCAGTGGAATGAATTAAAGTATGTTAAGTCAAGGAAATCGGTCCATGAGAAGAGTCTGGAAACTGTGGGCAAAGGCACTGGGGCAAAAGGCATCCAAGAGTAACAAAGAATCGGATCATGTCGCTTTGATTCGCAGTACAATTCTGTTCACGTATTTGATTACCAATGCATTCATCGTCGCTGGTGTGATTCGCCACTGGAACGATGGTTCACCCATTCAGTTGTATTATGATGAAGTATCAGGTTCATTATCAAAAATCAAAAAAGAAGGCACAGTCCAAACAAATCGCAACTTTCTATACGATTGAAGATGCATCTCTGTGGGAAAAGCATGTTACTGAACAGGGATGCACTGGTGTGGAGATTGTGCCAGTATTTTAACTGGCACACTGTCACGCTGATCTCACTCTATTTGCTTTATCATACATTCATTCACAAGGAGGATTCTTTTGGAAGTTCCAATGGTTGAGATTGATGAAACCAACTATTGTGACCAGAAATCCGTCACAATGGAGTTTTCATTTGTAGAGCATGATCTGTTGAATCAGATTCTGAATCATGCACTGGATGCCTATGAATTCACAGGTTATGATGAAATCTTTGATCTTCCTGACGACTCGCCAGTCAAGCGGAAATATGATATGATATTGGAACTCCGAGAGCGTTCCCATTCGCTCTGGATGCATCGCTTCGACAATCCTCCTTATAACAACAACTGACTCATGCAAAACCTTCATATTGAGCATCCTGAAGATACCATTCTAAATGGTGATCTGAATGTTCTGGATTGGTTTCCTGCTGCTGGTACATTGTCTCTGAAGATGGATGGTGCTCCTGCATTGGTGTGGGGAATCAATCCCGCTAATGGTCAATTCTTCGTTGGCACCAAAGCAGTGTTCAACAAGAAAAAGATTCGTATTGCACATTCTCATGAAGAGATTGATCAGTTTTATGAAGGCAATGTAGCGAACATTCTGCATGAGTGTTTTGATGTTCTGCCACGCACCGAAGATATCATTCAAGGTGATTTTCTTGGTTTTGGTGGAGACACTGAATACACTCCAAATACCATCACGTATCAGTTTCCTGATGTCATCACACAAAAGGTGATTCTTGCTCCTCATACTCGTTATGAAGCAAATGATGATCTGCGTGACAGTTGGGCAATTCCACTGACTGTTAATTTGGACAGCACTGATGAAGTGTTGTTTGTCAAACCCAACGCTTATATTCAGCATGATCAATCTTCCTTCGCTGATGTGGAAGAAATCTGTGACTTTGCCCGTCAAATGTCTACCACCTGCACCTTTGTATCGGGTAAGCAACTGATTGAACTGAAGAAAGCAATTAATGCTTGTATTAAAGAACAACGTGAGATTGAGGATGATGCATTTGATTGTGATCCAAATCTGATTCGATTCTGGAAACTGATTAAATCGATCAAAGAAGATTGTCTGTTCCTGTGCCGTAATGCTGGCCCTGCTGCTTATATTGGACAGAATCGTATTGATGCTGAAGGTTATGTGATGTCCAATGAGTATGGCACTTATAAACTGATTAACCGAGAGTTCTTCAGTCATGCAAACTTCACAATGCAAAAGGCATGGTCTAAATAAAAATAAAACATGAAAACTCTTGCACAATTTCTGGAAGCAGCGGGAGATCCAATCAAACCAGAACAGGTAATCTCACTCAAAGATCCAGAAGTTCAAAGAAATCTTAGAAGTGCTGAAAGACAACCTACACAATCACCAAAACCAGCAACAGATCCAGATCGTGTCAGACGATTCATTCAAAGAATGAGAATCAATACGATGTTATCGCCACTGTAGACTCATGAAGACATTTTCACAGTTCATGTCCGAAAGCGGTGGATCACCAGGACAACCTTATGTTCCACCACCTGGACCATCAAAACCAACGCAACCTGAAGAAGGATTTGATGAGTTTCGCAAAAAGTATGGATTACCACCAAAGAATCCTGTCAAGTTAGCAAAAGCGATCAAGGAAGATTCTGGCACTGGTAACTATAACACTTATGTAAGAGAAAGAAATCGAAGGAAATACAATATACCTAATCCTCAACAAATTAGTAAAGAAAGGAAACTGACTTATATGCTAAATCAAGATCGTCCAGGACGGTTCTGAAACTGTCACATCCCCCATCAGAATCGCCTGTAGCACCCTTATAATACAGAGGTAATCGAAACCCCTTCTCATGATTACTGACACTGCTCAAGACGCTCAGATTCGTCGTTCTATTCTGAAATCCATTGAGGACATGGATCTGGAATGTCTCAAGCGCATCGTTTATGAATGCCGTTGTGAAGAAATGGGTCTTCATCCTGATCAAACTTACACGTATTGGAAATGAACCAAGACCAACTGATTCGCTGTATTGAACAGCAACTTGATGATCTTTCTTATCTGAATGAGTATCTCTTTCATGATTGGTGTGATCGACTCTACACTGAGAATGATGAACCCATTGTTGAACGGTTTACTCTTAAAACTCTGAATTCACTCACTTCACTTGTTTCTTCACTCGATCATGAATCTCTACATTATCAATGATGTTCTTCACGATTACACTTCTGGTATGTGTGTAATTGCAGCCGAATCTATGCCTCATTGTGAACAGATTTTTATGAAAAAGTTTGGTTATCATGGTGACAATGAAAATACTCAAGAAGATTTCAATACTGCAGAAATCAAGGTGATTGAGAATGTCAATCATCCTGCTGGTGTTGTGTCTTATGTTTATGGTGGAGGTTGAGATGATTTTTCCTCCTTGTTACTGGTCTGATGAAGAACTTGCAGATATTCCATCAGAAGATCTGTGGTGTGAAATTGCAGATTGTATGTTCTTTAAATCACCAGAGGTTGATGCTTATGTTCAACAAATTCATATAGAATTAAATCGTCGTTATGAGTAAAACCACTTGTAACCAAAAGCGTAGCACCAAGTTTCTCCATTTGAAATACGTTTGATGTTATTATGAATTCCAGAAACTGCCTTATAATTACCTTCGCCTTTAATAAAGAATGATGCTTCACTTAAACTATTAAATTCAACTACTTCTCCTGTTGATATATTAATGCCTCTCACGGGGCGTTTTCTTTTTTCATTACTTTTAGCGGATATTTTTTTATAATATTCAGTTCCTCTATTTTTAGTTGCTGGTTTCCAATCACTCAAGGCATCATTCTTGTCTCTAAAAAAATACCATCCATGTGCCTGTAATTTATTATAATTTGGACTATTTAATGAATTGCTAATCATTAGGTTTCTAACTCTATTGCCAATAATCTCATCAGCAGCGTCAGCGGTAGATTTCCACATTTTTTTACGACCTGTTTTTAACTCTACACCATAGACAACACCACGACGATTTATTCTTTTCTTTATTAACTTAGGTTGTTCACCTTTTAATGCCCATCTAAAACCAAGTGATTGAAATGTAACACCTTTAATACATGCATTGATAGAATTCTTTGCCTTTTTATTACCACAACTATCGGCAGCAATTCCCACACTTTCATAATCTCTGATCCATTCATTTTCTAGTGTATAACAACTGATTGCTTTACTATGTGGATGATTTGCCCAGTATTGACGTGGTTTCTTCACTCCTTCACCACCTAAAGTAACATTATATCCATTCTTACCACATGCATTCAATCGTTCTATCCAGTAGATCTCACGTTCATTAATTTTGTCATCTACACATTCTTCCAATACTCTGAACTTAAATTGATCTGCTCCATACTTACTGATTGCTCTTATAATGGGCATACTATGAGCAGAGTTGTTCTCATTTAAGTTATTCTTACTTTTTGCTAATTGTAGATGTTGTTTCCATCTATCATATGGGTTAGGTTGAGATGTTTTTCCCACATAAATTTTTTGATTTTCTAGATTTGTGATTGAATAGATATATGCCATCTTTTAACAAAAATATAATTGCGTGTTATATGTATATATTTGGATGAATTTAAGAATGCATTATGTTTTATTCTCAATAAGGTAATTGTTATTGAGAATCAATTGAGAATATTGTTGAGAATAAAGTTTCATAAAGGTCT